GACGAGGCACTCATGTACCAGGAGTTCCCGCCGACAGAAGACTATGCCTTCGTGATGACAGGCACTTCCTTCTTCTCCACCACCCGGTGTACAGAAGCAGCCAAGGCTTCCAAGACCCTTGCGCCCGACCATTACCGCTATGCCTTCGGTTCTCTCTTCCAGGACACGGAAGTCCTCAAGAGCACGGAAAGGCTAGGCGTCCTCAAGGTTTACGAAGAGCCTATAGACAACGCCTACTATGTCATCGGAGCAGACCCGGCTTACGGCAGTTCTGACTGGGCAGACCGTTTCTGCATCCAGGTCTTCCGCTGCTACGCTGACGGGATGGAGCAGGTGGCCGAGTTCGCCACCTCTGAACTCAATACCTACCAGTTCGCCTGGGTTATTGCCCACCTCGCAGGTGCCTACAAGAACTCCACGCTGAACTTGGAGGTGAATGGGCCTGGTCAGGCCGTCATCAACGAGATCAGGAATCTCAAGCGGATGGCCGTGAGCATGAACAATGCCACGGGGCGTGGTCTGCTGGATGTGCTGGGCAGCATGACCAACTACATCTGGCGCCGGAATGATGCGCTGGGTGGCATCTCCAACTCCATAGGCTACGTCACCACCCACGCCAGTAAAGAGCGGATGCTCAACTACATGAAGGATTACTTTGAGCGCGGGATGATGGAGATCAAAAGCATGGACACCCTAGAAGAGATGAAGGGTATCGTGCGGGAAGGTGGCACCATCCACGCCCCAGGCAGGGCCAAGGATGACCGGGTGATCGCCTCTGCGCTGGCTGCGGTGGCATTTGCAGAGCAGGTGCAGCCCAGGCTTATAGCCGCGAGGATTACCCGCAACATCTCCCAAGCCCAAGACAACATGACGGTGCAGGAAGCGCAGATAGGGCGCAACGTGGCCGACTACCTCAAGAAGATCGGGATGTACGGCACCAATTAACAAGATACAATCTCCTAAAAGGAGGTTGTTCTATGGACTCGGACAAACGGAAAGAGCAAAAGCGTCTAGCAGCACAGCGGTATCGGGAGCGTCATCCTGATGTTGTTAAAGCTAGGAATCGAGATCAGTACGAGAAGAACAGGAAAGACCGCATTGACTACGCAAAAAGCTACTACCTCAAGAACAAAGACAAAAGACTAGAGCAAACCAAGCAGCGATACCAAGAGAATAAAGAGCTGCAAAGCAAGAAGTACAAGGACTTTAGAAAAACAAATCCAGACTTTGTTCGTGAGCGAGACAGGAAGTACTACATCAAACGAAAGTACGGTCTAACGTTGGAACAGCTAGGTGATCTTTGGGTGAGTCAAGATGGTAAGTGTGCAAACACAAGATGCGGCTCAACGTTGTTCAGAGGTCTGGGTGGATACGCTATCGATCACTGCCATAGTTCTGGGAAAGTTCGTGGCTTGTTGTGTATGGCTTGCAATGTTGCTCTTGGCCACATGGATGACAAGATTGAAAAGCTGATGGGACTGATTTACTACCTCAGAAGCAAGGGCGTCGTTAATGCATGACAAGTTAACAGTCGTGGCCATCTACGGCCACAACAGCGGAGAAAGCGCGGTTCCATCTCTGGAGCGTTCGCTACTAGAACTTCCTGGTGCTCAAGGCTTGCTGATCTCTCCTCGCAGGCCACGCAACCTTCCTAAGCACATCCGGCACAAGAAGTGCCACAAGATGACCTACAAGCAGTACAGCCTCTTCGTGATGTACTGCCTGCACACCTACATCAAGACAGAGTTCTGCCTCATCGTGCAGGACGACGGGTGGGTGCTCAACGGACAGAACTTCACCGAGGACTACTACCAGTACGACTATGTAGGAGCGCCTGCCCACGCAGCAATGGTCGGAAACAACTATCACATCCAGTTTTCCTGGCAACACGAGAAAGACCCGCTGGTGGTGCAAAACGGAGGGTTCTCCCTGCGCTCCCGCAAGTTCCTGCGCCAGCTTGCCAAGAGCGGCATCGTCTGGAAGCACTTTGATGTAGAACCGTTCTGCAACGAGGATGTGCAGCTGTGCACTTGGCTGCGCCCGGAGCTGGAGAAACACGGCATCAAGTTCGCGCCCGTGGAGGTGGCCAAGCACTTCAGCATGGAATATGCCGGTTTAGGCTTCCACGACGACCTGGACTTCTCAAAGCTGGTGGGGCATCACGGCCCTACCCGCAAACTTGTCGGTGATAACCACATCAAGATCACCGCACCCATGTCAAAAGTGAGTGATTACTACCGAGAGCTGGAGTTTCTCCACTTCCTGCAAGAAAAAGGCTATGCCCTGGAGTGTCATGAGCCATCCTGAGCAAATGCGCTTTGTCGCAAGCCTCACCCGCACCTTCCCCTGGCACTTCCGCAACACCAAGGTGGTGGAAGTAGGCTCGCTGGACATCAACGGCTCTGTGCGGCAGTTCTTCTACGAGCCAACCATCTACATCGGCTGCGATGTTGGCCCAGGCCCAGGCGTAGACCTCGTGTGCCCAGGGCATGAGCTGCCGTTTGTGGATAAGTTTGATGTCGCCATCTCCTGCGAGTGCTTTGAGCACGACAAACACTGGCAAAAGACCTTCGCCAAGATGGTGGATATGGTCAGAGACAACGGCCTGGTCATCTTTTCCTGCGCCACAACGGGTAGACCCGAGCATGGAACGACCAAAAGCAACCCTTTTGACGCTCCATTCACCAACGATTACTACAAAAACCTCACAAAAGAGGACTTTGAGAGCACTTTTGACCTCAAAAAGCTGTTTTTGAAGTACGAATTCAGCGTAAATGAGGGGTCTAAAGACCTCTACTTTTGGGGTCAAAAATGACCAAAATATGGCCAAAAAGTGAGCTTTTCAGGCTTATGGAGCGGTTTCACGCCGATAAAGAGCGTGGAATCAGCATAAAACTGTTCTGCGAGCTGTGCGGCATAGGCACCCAGACCTTCAAAGACGTGTTTCTGTACAAGAAAGCGCCTATGAGCGAGATGGTGCAGATCAGAGTGAGCAAAGGCTACAACGAATGGCTGCAGGGACGGGTGCGGATCATGCAAAACCGTGACCAAACCCGCTTTGTGGACTACCGGCGTGAGGCAAAACCACCTCTGATGCCCTCCACCAGCCTACAAGTCACGCCGCAAGGCATCAAAGTCCGTGTCGGCATGGTCAACCGCCACGACTATCAACAACCTGACCTAGATGAAGCACTAAGAGGGTAACTTATGGCTGTCCTGCACGACTACTTCTGCTCCGAGCACGGAATCTTTGAGGCTTGGGAAGCAAAATGTCCTATGAAGCTCTGCAAAGGTGAGATTTCACGGGTGTTTTTGCAACCAGTGAGCCTCAAGAGCGACAAAACCAAGGCAACAGACAAGAATCTGAACAATCTGGCGCTGGATTTCGACATGACCGACATCAAGAGCACCCGCGAGGGTGAGCACCAAACGGGTTACCTCAAGCGCAACAACAAACTCACCGACAAACAGTTTGAAGAGGCAGGCGAGATCATGGCTCAACAGCAGCAGCGCGAGCAGCGGCCTGGCGACTCCGTGATCTGGGGCGGCGGCGGCAGTATTTCCATGAACTCGGTGCTGGGTGGCCAGTTCAAGTCGGTGGCAGGCGAGCAGGTGGGCATCCACCCCAAGCAGGCCGGTAATTTGACGGGGCCACGCGCTGCAAGTTACATTCCCGACCAAGACAACCTACAGGTTGACAAGTCATGAGAATCCCGACCGATCACCTAGAGCGCGAGCAGTTCTATCTCGACCTCATCGAGAAGTGCGAAGTTTCTTTGAACTCTCGCAAAGCCGACTATCTGGGTCTTCGGTCATGGTTCATGTTTGGCTCGGGGCTGGATTCGGCCCCAGCCATCTACAACAAGATTCAGCCGCATATCGACCAGCTCACGAGCTTTCTGTATTCGGCTGAAACCACACGCTTTTCCATCGTCACCGGCGCGTCTGTGCCCGACGAAGAGCACAGCAAGATTCCTGTTCTGACCCGCGCTCTCAACGACGAGTGGGCCAACTCCAACGCAGACCAGGTTTTCTCCCAAGCCGTTACTTGGTCGCTGTGCTACAACTCCACGTTCATCAAACTCGTGATGAACAAGGGCATCCACCCGTTCTTGGTGGAGCCAAGCTGCATCGGTGTGCTGCGCGAGGACATCCCAAACCTCAGCGCACAAGAGGCGATGATTCAGGAGTACTACATCACCAAGAGTGAGCTGTACGCACGCCTGTACAGCCACCCGCGCCGGGAAGAGATCGTCAAGCGTGTCAACGCTACCGAGCATCAGCGCACCGACAGTCCTGAAGGTGTCGAGCGCATCCTGATGTCGCAGACCAACCCGACGATGTACGGCAACGTCAACCTCGACCTCAGTGGCAACGAGCGTTACAAGGCCCAAGTCTCGGAAGACACGGTTCGCATGATCGAACTCTACGTCTACGACGACGACATTAAGGACTACCAAGTCATCACCAAGGCAGACCCGGACGTCATCATCTATGACCGTCCCAACGAAACCATGTTTATGAAGGGCGAGCTTCCCTTCATTCAGGTTTGCCCGAATCCGCTGTACGACTACTTCTGGGGTGCCAGCGAAGTTTCGCGCCTGGTCTACCTGCAAGAACTCCGCAACAAGCGCATGGCAGAAATCCTAGACCTGCTGTCCAAGCAAGTCTCGCCTCCTACTGCGCTGATCGGGTTCACGGGTCTGTTGGACGAGAAGAACTTTGCGCTCAACCGCGCAGGCGGCTTGCTCTCCACCGATATGCCCAACGCAAAGGTTGAGAAGCTGGCCCCGAACATTCCTAACGACCTGTTCAGAGAAATCGGTGAGATTGACCTGATGTTTGAAGAGGCATCAGGCATCGTGTCCGTACTTCAAGGCCGGGGAGAAGCTGGGGTTCGCTCTTCGGGCCATGCTTCTCAACTCGCTCGTCTAGGCTCCAGCCGCGCCAAGAAGCGTGCGCTCATCATCGAAGATGCGCTAGAGAAAATGGCCACGCTGTACCTCAAGGCCATGCAGCTCTACAGCCCAACCCACTACAAAGACACGCATGGCGTGCCTTTTGTTGCAGATCAGTTCACCAACGACTTTATGGTGAAAGTGGACGCTCACTCCAACTCGCCAATCTTCATGGAAGATATGCGCCAGATGGCCTTCTCGCTCTACAACGCCAAGGTCATTGACAAGGAGTCGCTGCTGGATTTGGTCGATCCTCCCATGAAGCAGCAGCTCAAAGAGCGTCTGAAGATCATGGAAGAGAAGGAAGCTGCCGCGCAGGCCGCAGCCGCAGCGGCCAAGCAACCCGCACCAGAATCTGTCCCGCAGCCTCCCCAAGAGGCTGGCGGCGGGATGTCAGCAGATATGCCCCTCATCCAATAAGGAGCAACCATGCAAAACAACGGTTCCCCGTCTTCTGGCGTGCAGCAACCCTCGGCAGACCAGCCCCGCTACTCGACAGAACAACTGCGTAGCGAGGAAAAGGCTCCGACCATGCAGTACCGGCAGACGAATATCAAGACTTATACGGGTCGCTACAACCGCGATAATCGCCGCTAGTCTTGACAAGCCGGAAGTAAACACTTACAAACGCGCCCAAAGAGGTGACCATGAGCGTACCTGCCGAAAAATTGATGGAACTCATGCGGGGCCAACGCTCCGCAGGCACCAATGCCCCCAAGGTAGAAGTGGAAATCGAAGAAAAAGACGAGATGTCGTCGGAAGACACGCCCCCGATGGGCGCTCCGATGTCCACGCCTGAACCCAAGATGGGCAGCAAAGAAGGCGCACTCGTCAATATCGGCATGGTTATCGACCTTCTGGAGCAGTCTCTGCCTGCACTGGGCGCAGATTCGGAAGAAGGCAAGACGATCATGGATGCCATCTCCAAGCTCAACAAGATGCTCGGTGGCCGCAAGGCGTCTACCAACGAGTTGCAGCAAGCCGAGATCATGCAACTCATGCGAACTCTCCCCCAGGCCGGTGGCGCAACGCCTGAAGGGCGTGCTATGGCACAAGCGCCGATCCCTGGTGCTCCCATGATGGGCGCACTGCAACCCCCAATGTAAGGAGTCTTAAATGGACTTGTTCAAGCCCCGTGGAGCAGCCGCTCCCCGTCGTCCTACTGACAACAATCAGCAGAACGGCCAAATGGTCAACACCCCTCGCTTCTCTCAGTTTGGTGGCCTCGACAACGCCAGCAAGTACAAGAAGAACGCGATGGCTGTTCAGAAGCCCGGTGACGGTAAAAAAGTTATCTGACAACCAGATAAGAGGGTAAAGCTATGTCACTCGAAAACCTTGACCAATCCGCTCGTGATGAGCTGGCCGCTCTGGCCCAGCAACTCGCTGAGAATCCCGCGACTCGCAAAGAGTTTTTGCGAATGACCAAGAAGGTCAAACCTGATCTTCCCATTCCTGAGCTTGAGCTTGAGCAGACCGTCCAACAGGCGGTGTCGCAGAATGACCAGCGTGTTCAACAGCTGGAAGCAAAGCTGCGCGAGAAAGAAGCAATGGAAACCCTGCAGAAGCGCCGTGATGGGCTGCTGAAGAAGGGACTCATTGACAACGAGGAAGAAGTCAAGGCTGTGGAAAAGCTCATGCTGGAGCGCGGTATTACCAACCACGAGACAGCAGCCGAGTATCACAAGTGGATGAAGCAGGCTGCAACGCCGACCTCTTCTGGCTACAACCCTTCAGCCGTCAAGTCCTTTGACCTGAATCGTTACTGGAAGAACCCGGCAGGCGCAGCCCGTGAAGAAGCTGTGAAGGCCCTCAATGAGTTGCGTAAACCTACGCGACCCATCGGGCTGTAAAGAGGGTAATTTTTAACTCAAGGAGGCCCTATGGCTATTGGTGGCGGCATCCTCCCAGCAGCAGGTTCAACTCAGCTTACCGAGTTGACCTATGTTACTCGGAGAGCCTTTATTCCCAAGATGGTTGTACAGCTGTACAACTCGACTCCGCTCATGGCGGCTCTGATTGCCAACAGTCAGCAAGCCTCCGGCGGTGTCTCTTCCGTGGTCGTGCCCGTGCAGGGCGCTCAGTTCGTAAACGCTCAGTGGTCTGACTACAGCGGCTCGTTCGCTCAGCCGTCAGTCCAGCAAGGCGCTTACAACGCTGAGTTCAACCTCAAGCTGATGATCTCCCCCGTGCCGTTCCTCGGCATGGAAGGTGCCGTTCAGCAAGACGCAGCCGTTATCCCTCTGATCGAAGCTCGCATGAACGATGCGACCAACGTGATGATGGACGCAATGGCCACCTCGCTGTACAACAACACGTCCAACACGCAGCAGTTCACTGGTCTGCCGCTGGCCGTGGCCGATTCCGGCACCTACGGCAACATTGACCGCTCCACCTATACCTGGTGGAAGAGCAAGCAGTACGCTGCAGGCTCGGTCAACCCGACCCGTCAAAACATCCTGCAGTACATTTCCGGCACCGTGAAGAACGGCGCTGAGATGCCCAGCTTCGGTGTTTGCGGTTTCGGTACCTGGACGCTGTTGGCCCAAGACTTTGTGGGTCAAGAGCAGTACGTCATCACCCCAGGCTCTGGATTCGACGGCGACCCCAACGGACCGCAGGCTGCATTCCGCGCCCTGATGGTGGCTGGCGTGCCGATCTATCCCGATCCGTACTGCCCGGAAGGCACGGTGTATTTCCTGAACACCAACTACCTGTCGCTCTACATCCATGAGCAAGGTTCGTTTGTGTTCACGGGCTTTGAGAGCACCCTGCCGAACTGGCAGATTGGCTACGTCGGTGCGGTTTTGATGATTGCCGAATTGGTGAACGTCAAACCCAAGTCGATGGCCAAGGTGACGGGCTACAACTACCTCACACTGTAAGGAGTAACTCGTCATGGCACTCGGACTCAACAAAATCCTCGTTGCAGGCGCTCTGACCAACTCGGCAGGCGCTTACTGGCAGACCACCACCGTCACCGCCACTACGGCTGGTGTGGTTGTGCCTGCTGGTACCTACCTGATGTTTCCCACGGCTAACGTGACGGTCACCGCCAACAACGGTTCAACCATCACCACGCTGATGGCCAACAACACGGGTGGCGTGCTGATCTCTGACGGCATCAACGTGTTCGTCAACGCTGCTTCCACCAACACCACCGTGACCTTCGTCACCGTGGACGGTGGTCAGGCCGTGTCTAGCACTTACACGTCGTAAGGAGCCGATATGAACGCGAATCATGTAGGCGCTCTCTACCCTGACCGATTCGGCAGCTTCGGCGTTGGCAAGAAAGCCACCGTGGACATTGGTTCCACGGGTAATGCCGTGGCTACCATCTTCATGGATGGAGGCACCAGCTACATCGTTCGCCGTATCGTTGTTGCAAACGCCAACAAAAGTATCGCCACCGGCAATGTCAGCGTTCTCACCAGCAATGATGGGAACACGAGCAATGCCATCGGCTCTGCTACCTTGTTGGCAAACATCACCAGCACCTCTACTTTCCAGGACATGACGCTTGCAGCTGGCGCGGCCACTACCGTGTACAGCTCAGGCGCTCTGTTCGTGAAGGTCAACACTGCGGTGTCTGGTGGCACTTGCGACATCACGGTCTTCGGTGACGTTGTGACGCTATGAGTGATTTGCTCTACATAACCAATGGCACGGAGCAGAGCTTCTCTGCGGAGTTCTGCAACGTGACCTACGAGTTCAAGGCGGGACAATCTATTGGGATTCCAGTAGCTGCAGCCCGTCATATCTTTGGTTATGAAGATGCAGACAAGATGCCGTACCTGACTCGCTTGGGTTGGGTACGGCTCAACACCGAATACGAACAAGGATTGGAGAAGCTCAGTAAGATCGCAATGTCTACTGAGCTTCCTAGCAAAGGCCGCTCGTTACCCTCGGCGGCTGGTGTCGTTCCCCTGCTCGTTGAAAAACGGGCAGCGGGGAAAGCCAGTCCCAGGGTCGCTTGATATGGACGCTTCATGGCAACACTATCTTCCTATCTCACGGAAGTGCAACGCCTCTTGCACGATGCAAATAGCGTCTTTTGGAGCGAGTCGGAACTAACCGACTACATCAACGAGGCTCGGGAAGAGGTTGTACGCGACACCGGCTGTCTGCGTACCCTGCAGATTTCCTACACGCCTCTAGCACCTGACGGCACTGCGGCCACGATCTGGACGCAAGGTGCAACTGTCACCACCGGCAGTTACATCTTCTCCAACATTTTCATCTACGAGGTTGTGACCGGCGGTGTGCTCGGCACTTCTGCGCCTCCCTACCCCAGTGGGGCCAACGTCTTCCCGCCCAGCACCAGCTTCACGGATGGCACAGCCACGCTGCGCTATGCCGCCAATGCTGAAATCATCCCCTACTCGGCTTTGCCGCAGGGAGATGAGACGCTGGATGTACTGAACATCACGCTTTACTGGGGTAATTCGCGCATTCCGCTGCGGTATCTGTCCTGGTCTGACTTCAACGCACAACTGCGTTACTGGCAGAACTATGTGGGCAGGCCCGTGTGCTTCTCCACCTACGGCCAGAAAGCCATCTACATCTCGCCGGTACCCGACCAGTCCTACACGATTGAGGTGGATACCGTCCGACTTCCTCTTCCATTGAGCCTGTCTACGCCCAACGCTGTAGACGAGATCAAGGCTCCGTACACCAACCCTGTCCAGTTCTACGCCGCCTACAAGGCCAAGTACAAGGAGCAGAGCTACGGAGAAGCGGAAATCTTCAAACAACAATACCTCAAGGATGTGCAGGGAGTCCTTAACTCCGTGTACACCCGCCGCATCCCCAATCCATACTCGCAGATTTAAGTCATGGCAGCGGCTGAGCAGAAGAAGTCCTACGCTGTCATCAAGAACTTCCTTGGTATCAACACCAAGGCTAACCGTACTGCGATTGACGAAAAAGAGTTCGCCTGGATTGAGAATGCCATGCCTATCGGGTTTGGCAACATCAAGATCGTCCAAGCTCAGAAGGCAACTCTAGACAGCACAGCCAATGCTGTCGTGTTTGGCAACACGGTCACGCACATCAGCTCTGCCAACATTGACCTCAATGACTACATCATTGTCTTCAGCGAGAACGGTGCAGCACAGTATTTCGACCTCACGACACAGACAAAAGGCAATGTAGCCCCCAGTGGCACATTCTCCGGCGGTGATGCCAACACCGCTCAGTACAAGAACGAGCGGGTCATCATTGCAGACCCTGAGAACGGGCTGTACAACTGGAATGGCACAAGCCTGGTCAGCGGCAATTCCGTAGGTTTTATCGGAATCACCAACCCAGGCTCTGGCTACACACAGGCTCCGCTGGTCACCATCTCGGCTCCCAACGAGGCTAACGGGGTACAGGCTCTAGCAGAAGCCACTATCTCCACCGCAGCGGGTGGCGTGCGTGCCATCACCGTAGACGCTCCCGGCAGCGGCTACACCTCTGTCCCGCTGGTGACGATCTCCGCTCCTGACATCGCAGGCAGCATCACCGCCAAGGCTACAGCTGCGCTTGCCAGTGGAAATGTGGTGTCTGTTACCGTTACAGAGCCGGGTACCGGCTACATCAAGACACCAACCGTCACGATCACAGACGGTGGTGGCTCCAACGCCAATGCCATAGCCACCATCAGCACGGGTTCTGTCACGAGCATCTTCCTGACAGAAGCAGGCTCAGGCTACACCTCACCGCCTAGCGTCACCATTGAGGCAAGCCCAGGCGGCACGAATGCCACGGCCATCTCGCAGCTCACCACCTTCAAAAAGGGCACCGTCTCTGTGGTGGTGACGAGTGGCGGCACAGGCTACAGCAACGCAGCCAACGTGGTGGTGACCATCGGTAACGCCACGGGTTACACCACGCAGGCCAACGCCACTGCCATCGTCAGCGGCAACACAGTCAACCAGGTCATCATGACCAACCCCGGAGCAGGCTACACCGCCAACTCCAACGTGGTGGTCACGATTACAGGCGGTGGAGGCAGCAACGCAGCAGCCAAGGCTATCGTCAACACCGATGATGTGCAAGATGTGGCGACCTTCGGTGGCCGTGTCTGGGTAGCATCAGGGAGAACCCTGTACTACTCCGCTGCAGACAGTGCGACTGACTTCACTTCTGTCTCCGCAGGTTCGCTCACGCTGAGCGACTCCACCCTGCGCGGGAACATCAAGGCTATCGTTTCTGCCAACAACTTCCTGTACATCTTTGGCGAGACGAGCATCAACATCATCTCTGACCTGCGTGTAACGCCAGAGGGCACCACGCTATTCACGAACACCAACGTCAGCGCCAGTATCGGGACAGGCCGCACAGATGCCATCTTCCCGTACTTCCGCAGCTTGCTGTTCATGAACGATTACGGGATGTACGCACTGGTGGGTTCTACCACCAGCAAGCTGTCAGACCCGTTGGATGGACTGTTTACCAACATCGACTTCAACGAGCCGATTACAGGTGGGCAGGTGCTCATCAACAACATCCTGTGCGCGGCTTTCAACTTCACCTACAACGACCCAACCACTTCTCCTGCAACTCCACGGCAGATTCAGGCCGTGTTTTTCGACAAAAAGTGGTTTGTCACGAGTCAAGGCAGCATTGACTATGTGGCTTCTGTGCCGTTTGGGGGAACGATTAAGCTCTACGGGGTGGATGACACCGACCTGTACCAGCTGTACGGTGACCCTGCAGCCAACATCAACAGCACCATCCGCACTGCGCTCATGCCGCTGGGTGACCCCATCCGCACCAAGCAGGCATTGAAGTTTGGTATTGAGGCAACGCTTACCTATCCGGCTACGCTGAATGTCACAGTTGATAGCGAAACTGGTTCTAGTCCGACCTACACCGCTGAGAACTTCATCAACTGGACTAACAACCTTGGCAACACGGTTGAATGGACTAACAATGCGATGGAGACGGTTGGGTGGCTTACGGTGTCTGGGTACTACCTGTACAAGTCAGATGCCCAGCAGTATGGAAAGTATCTAGGTTTGACGCTCACGAGCACTGGCCCAGGCTTTGTCGTCAACACGTTTGAGATGGAACACGAACTAAGAGTGAGGTTCTGAAATGACTGTCCCGTATTCCTTTGCCAACGCGACTGTTTCTATTCCGCTGTCGCAGCTGGACTCCAACTTCAACACGCCCGTCACGCTCGGCAACACCGCTATTCAGTTGGGCAACACGGTTACCACGCTCAACAACATGACGTTGGCTAACGTGACCATCAGCAGCGGCAATGTCACGATCACAAACGTGACGGTGACGACTGCCAACGTGACCACGCTCAACGCAGCAACAGTCATTGCCACGACGGCCAACGTCACTACTGCCAATATCACGACTGGGAACGTCACCACAGCCAACATCGTCACTGCCAACATCACCACCGGCAATGTGACGAACATGAGCAGTGGCAACGTGACGATCACGGGCGGCAGCATCAACGGCACCACGCTAGGCGCTAGCACCGCAAGCACGGCCAACGTCACCACCCTGACCACTTCCTCAACTGTCACGATCAACGGAGGAACCGCCAACGGAGTGGCCTACCTCAATGGGTCAAAGGTGCTGACCACGGGGAGTGCGCTGACTTTTGATGGTGTGAGTCTTGGTATTGGGGGTGTTGGCACATCGGACGGGCGGGCGGTTTTTTATGAGGCCGTGGCAGGGAGTGGTGCGGCTTTTTATAGTTCTGGCGGCAACTCTGCGGGCGTCATTGGAACGACCAACGAAGCATCAACATCAAATGGCTTGCTTATCAATGCTTTTAGAAGCGGGGGGAAGATAGCGTTTAATGTTGCAGGCTCCGAACAAATGCGCCTGACCAGCACAGGGCTGGGTATTGGGACGAGTTCGCCTTCGTATTCAGTTCAGTCTTATGGTACAGCACCGGCGATTGCGGTAGGAGGTACAACTTATTTATCAAATGCCGCGACTGTTGGCGCAAGTTTTATTTTGCGGTCTGAAAACACTTCTTCATGGGCTGGTACAAGAGAACTTGTTAGTTTTGATAGCGTCGGCAATGGCGCTGACCACAGAACTGGTTCACTTTCTGTAAAACTTAAAGCGTCAGCAGCGGCAAGTTCATTGACTGAATATTTGAACATCAATGCCGTGTCAGGTACGGCAGTTTTTTCTAATGTCAACCTCGGCTTGGGGGTTACGCCGAGTGCTTGGAGTGCGTTTAAGGCATTTGAGATTGCATCCGCAGGCAATTCGGTTTGGTCGGCAGGATCGAACGATATTCGTGTTGCATCAAACTACGTTTATAACGGCGGCGCCAAGTTTGCTGTCAATGGTCGTGCTGCGATGTACGAGCAAGGCGCCGGAATTCACTACTGGTACACATCTTCAACCTCCGGCACCGCAGGAAACGCCATCAGTTTCACGCAGGCGATGACGCTGGATGCGAGTGGGAATTTGCTGGTGGGGACGACGAGTACTATTGCAGGAGCAAAGGTTTCAGTTGTAGGAAATGTGCAGGACACTCTTGTGCGTTTTCAAAACCAAAACGCTACTGCTCCCGGAGGGTTAGATGTTCACTATTCAAACGCTGCAACAAATGACGCAAATAATTGGTTTTATTTGGCAAGAGATAGTGGAGCCACTCGTTTTTATGTACGCTCAGACGGCGGTATTGCCAACTACAGCGCTAATGATGTCAACCTATCCGACCGCCTAGAGAAAACGAACTTTGCACCGGCCAAGGATTACCTTGACACCATCTGCGCTATTCCGGTGCAGACGTTCAACTATATTGACCAGTCTGAAAACAATCCCGGCCTAACGCTAGGCGTGGTGGCGCAAGACGTTCAAGCAGTTGCTCCTGAGTTGGTCATGGAGTCAAACTGGGGCACTGAGGACGATCCCAAGATGCGCCTGAGCATCTACCAGACTGACCTTCAGTATGCATTGATGAAGTGCATCCAAGAACTCAAGGCACAGAACGACGACCTCCGCGCCCGCGTAGCGGCGCTTGAAGCCAAGTAAGAAAGGAAACTGAAATGGCAACGACCTTCAACTGGGTAATCTCTGCCCTTGACTGCTACCCTCAAGCCGAGGGTGAAACTGATGTGGTCTTCAACGTACATTGGAGTTGCAACGGCACTGACGGCACCTTCAATGGCTCTGTTTACAGCACCTGTGCTGTGACCTATACCGCAGGCTCACCCTACACGCCCTATGCCGATCTGACGCAAGATCAGGTGTTGGGATGGATTTGGGCTGATGGCGTGGACAAGAACGCCACTCAGGCGGCTGTTGCACAACAGATCGCCAATCAGGTCAATCCTCCAGTGGTCACGCCACCTCTGCCCTGGAGCCAGTCATGATCAATGCGCCGTTTACTCCAAGCGGCAACACGGTCACGTTCACGGCCAACACGAGTGCAGCCACACCTGTGCAGGCGTTGTCAACCACGCTTGGTGGCAACCAGTACCGTGTCATCAACGCTGGCAGCAATACCGTGTTTATGGGTGTGGGAGGCACTGCAGCAGCTGCTACGGCAAATGCAGCTACCGTGGTGTCCTCTGGCGCTTCCATTCCGCTGTTGGCTGGCACAGACGAAATACTGACCTTTGCGCCAAACTCTTACTTCACAGGAGTTGCGGCTAGTTCGTGTGTCGTCTACATCACTCCTGGTGACGGTTCTTAATCATGCTCAAGACAGTCTCCTCCTATATCAACGCTATTGGTGCGTTGGTCTACAAAGGCACCTGGAATGCCTCGACCAACACGCCCACGCTGCAATCTGGCGTTGGTAGCAAGGGAGACTATTACTATGTTTCTGTCGCAGGTACAACCAACCTAGACGGAATCACAGACTGGCAGATTGGTGACCTAGCCGTCTTCAACGGCTCTGTTTGGCAAAAGATAGACAACACAGATGCTGTGCTGTCCGTCAACGGCCAAACAGGTGTTGTAGTGCTCGGCGCTACAGATGTTGGCGCTACTCCCAATACAGCTCATGTCTTGGCAGGAACAGGCATCAGCGGTGGTGGGCAACTCACAGGCAATGTCACCATCAACCTTGCCAACACGGCTGTTGTCACTGGCACATATGGCAGTACCAGCAACATCCCGCAGATAACGGTTGATCAGCAGGGGCGCATCACCAGCCTGAGCAATGTGTCGGTGGTAACGGGTGGAACTGTCAGCAATGTGGCCACCGGCACTGGACTGACGGGTGGCCCCATCACGACAACGGGCACTATTTCACTTGCCAACACTGCAGTTACCGCAGGCAGTTATGGTGGCTCTGGTGAGGTTGGCAGCTTTACGGTTGACCAGCAGGGCCGGATTACCGCTGCAGCCAATGTCACCATCGTGGCTACCTCAGTAAACCTGAGCAATACATCGGCTAACGCTACGTTTGCTACCGCAAGTCTTCCTCTAGACCCGGAAGGCTATGTCACGGTGCTCATCAACGGTGCGTTCAAGAAGATTCCGTACTACGGCGTATGAACTTCGACGACCTCACCACCGTGAAGTTTGGAGATGTGGACGGCTTGGGCAGGATGCTGTTTGAGAACGGTCTGCAACACCGTTTGTTCTACAACATCCTCGGAGATCAGGGCATAGGCATCCCTGACTATCCCATCATGGAGGCAGACCCTGGGAACTTGGATGACTGGTTGTTTGTGCACAACCAGATGCACCAGGCGCTGGCTTCCATTCTCAACCTAGACAATCCTTTCCAGTTGCTGGACGCAGACTGGAACGTAGAAGAGGACTTCTACGACTGGTTGAGCGTACACGAGACTATTCACCGGCAGATTGCTGCAAGGCTAGGGGTGTGAGATGGCTACAAGACTAGGCACAGAAGGCGAGATGGAGCAGCTGGACGCTGATGTTTTTGACCTTATGCAGCGTGAGCAAGGGTCTGCTCCTGCCGCAGCTCCTTCCCCTGCCCCGGTTTCAGCTCCTGCTGCTGCTGCGCCTGCTCCCGCGCCTGCCGCGACAGGTGGTGTTGATGAGCAATCTACTGATCGTGGCGTGTACTACGACGCTGATTTGGGCTACTTCACTAGCGCAAATGCAGAGCGTCAGATTGCAAAGCTGCGTGAGAAGTACACGGATTGGGAAATTACGCCCATCTTTACCGAGATTACGGATAGAGAAGGGCAGGTCACCTACGCAGAGCCAATCCTGCGCTATCAAATCAGGAAGGCTATTCCTGGTGGTCTGCTAGACATCCGTCTGTTAGATACAGCTGGCAATGAGACATTCCGTGAAGTAGAGCGGCAACAAGGCTTCTTGCAAAGTCCAGTCGTTGGCATTCTTGTTTCTGCTGCTGTTCCAGGCTTGGGAGAGTTCTTTGCTGCTCAACTGGCTGCAGCAGGTGCGCTGACAGGCGCAACCGCCACAACGGTTGGTAATGCGCTGGCCAAGATTGCCGTAGATGTGGCTACTGGCAAGGACTTGGAAGATGCGGTGCGGGATACCGCCATCTCTGCAGGTATCTCTGCGGGAATGCCCAACATTGCTCCTGCCATTTCTGAACTGGTAAGTGATCCTAATGTTGGAAAAATTCTTCAAAACGCAGGGGCTGCGGCAGTCAATGCTGCAGTAGGCGGAAAGGACGGACAGGGCATCCTACTTGCTGCTGTTGGTGCAGCGGCAGGCACAGCCGCAGCTGTAGAAGGCGGTGCTACTGCAGGTCGTGCAGTGCAGAGTCTTATTACTAGCGGTGGTGATCCCACGGCTGCACTTGCTGCTGTTGGTGGAGGTCTTGCCGGACAGGCTGGTGAAGCTGTTGCTAGAGAAGTAACGCAGGGCGGTGATACAGGATTGCCAGAAGGTGTTGCAAGGCTTCCATCAACTCCTGATACCGGCACACGGGTTACCACTGGGCCTTCTCTTCCAGAAACCAGAACCACGGTGACGACCACGGGCGGTGGTGAAGGTGGCGGTGGTACGGGCGGTGGACAAGGTGGAGAAACGGCTGTAGACCCCAGCAGCCAAGAAGTCATTATTGCCCAGCAGTTCTTGCCACCAGGCGTGCGTATTCAGACTTTCAATCAGTTGGAAGCTGTGCGTGTGCTTTCACAGGCGAACCCTAACCTGCTTGCAAGCATGAGTCAGGGTGATCTGAACGAGGCCGCAGGATTCATCCTCAACAACCAAGAAGAGCAACTTGCTCAGCGTGCTGTTGTTACGCCGGTTGGACAAGGACTTGGACTTGCTCCACGAGCTACCACGACCTTTACTGTGGAGACGATTCCGCAAGATATGGGTGAAGCATTCACCGAGTCTAATGGAGCCGTTTACTTTCAACAGGGTGATAAGACATTCCGTGTTGCATCTCAAGACGATGTAAACCGCAGTCTTGGCGAGGTCACGCTATTTTTTGATGATAAAGGTCGTGCCTATTATGGGCTTCCTGTTCAAACACCAACAGGCAAGTTCATGACGGATGCCGAGAAAAAGGCAGACATTCAACAGCAGTATGTAACTGATGCATCACAACAAATTGATGAGTTTACCGGCCAGCCTTTGCTTCTTACGCCTAACACGGGAGGCAACATTGGTGGTGACAATGCCGCTCGCTTTGTTGCTGCAGCAACAGCAAAAGGCGTTGGTGAGCAAATTGGCTATCTAGCAACAGCGACTGGTAGCCAAAAGCTACAAGACATTGCTTCTGCGCTGACAAGTTACGGTAAGGGCGCAACTAGCGCCAATGTTCGTATTGGCCAAAACGATATTGTCAACTCCATTGCCAATGCAGAAGGGTTTGGCAAGGTTGTGGCTGGCATTACGGCGGCTCTACGCAATCCTGCAGCTGCTCTTGACTGGGGCTTTAGTGAAGGTGTGCAAGAGTTTGTGCCTCTTGTTGCAGGCGTGGGCGTTGGCCGTGCAGTTAGCGCAGCAACCAAGGCAGCGTTTGGGCAAAAGATTGCAAGCAAGTATGGTGTTGCTTCAGCTGTAGGCACTAACGCCACACTTGATGCTGGTGAGTCTGCGATTGCAACTTACCAGACGGTTAAAGATAGCCTCATTAACCGAGGGTTTAGCGAAGAGCGTGCAACCAAGATTGCGCTTCCTGCTGCTTTTGCCTCTGGCCTTATCACGCTTATCACTACCGCACTAGGCGAGTCAGAGCTTGTTGCGGCAGCAACTAAAAATGTTCCTGGCTCTGTGACTCGCTCTCTTGCGCGAGAAATGCCTGCAGAGTGGGGTGAAGGTTTTGGACAAAGTGTTGTTGAAACCGTTGCCATAACCAATAAGTTGCCAACATTAGATCAAGCATTGACTGGCGGCACGCTTGAGATGTTGATTGCTGGCACCACAACTGGTGGCATTACTGCAGGACAGTCTGTGCTTACAGGTACAGGTACTGGCACGGAGACGGGAACTGGCGCAGGTGCAGGAACCGGCGCTGCAGCCGGTACAGGCGCAACCACTGGTACCGCAGCCACGACAGGAACAGGTGCTGCTGCTACAACTGGAGGCACTGGCGCGGGTACTGCTGCCACTACAGGAAATGCAGGCGTAGTGATTGCCACGACTGGCAATACCGCGCTAGTCATCGACAACAGTGGTGTCGTTTCTGTCGTCAACAACAACACAGGCGCAAATGCAGGCAGTGTGGTGACGCTAGACAGCACTGGTGGGAACATCACCAGCAATACTGGTGCTACCAACACCAACCTCACCAACAGTGGGTTGACCAACAACACGCTAACGGTTTCTCAAAACACTGCCAACAACATCAACAACACAGTCAATAACTTGGCCAGCACTGGTCTTGTTACCAACAACGATGTGACGAGTGGCGCTGCAGCTACAGCTGTTGTGCAGTTAGCGGCAACTACGGGAACCAGTGTTGAGACTGTCAACAACGCGACTAACACTCTTGTCAACAACGTCAACGCCGCCACTTCTACGACTGGTGGCGGTACAAACCTTGGCGTGGTCATTGCCGCAGACACGACGACAGGCCAGGTTTTGGTGGCAGATACCACCGGCAACACGCAGATCGTCAATGCAGGTACAGGCGTAAATGTTGGCTCAACTGTAAATCTGACTACAGACACGCAGACAGGCGGGACGGTGGCCAACAACGTCACGGCTGCGCCTGCAACTACTGCACAGGTTACTGCTGCACCCGAGACGACAGCAGCACCGGCCACCACAACCACACCGGAAACCACTGCGGCACCGGAAACCACGCCAGAAGTACAGCCCGAGGTGACTCCGGAGACAACGCCGACGACTACGCCGGAAACGACTCCGACTACAACCCCGGAGACAACTCCTACTACCACCCCGACCACAACGCCAACTACAACGCCTGTCTCCACTCCTGAGCGTGAGGATGAGATCACAGCGGAGTTGCTGCGGTTGATTGAGTTGGACAACTTGCGTGGTGTGCCTGACCTGCAGATAGAAGAAGAAACCACGGTGCCGGAAGAACCACAAGGCCCAACAACAGAGGCTCCAGAAGAACAGCGTGGTCAAGCTGGGCGTGGAGGGGTTCGCATTCCTCTTGGCCAAACAATTCCTCTTGGTCGAGCCATTCGTGGTGTGACTCAGACCGGGCTACAAGAGTCGTTGACATCATTCAGGCCAGCGGGTGAAATTCGCGCTGGGACGGGCAAGCCTCGCCGTAATGTGTGGAATGAGGCTTCTTTGCGGCTAAAAGACGCATTAGGACTGTGAAATGGCATCGTTTATCAAAAACATGACCCAGGTTGGTGGCGGTTCCCGCCAGATTGCCCGTCTCCTGCAGGCGAAGGCTCCCCCCAACCATATGCTGGCCTATATCACGCCTGAAGAAGCAGAGGTGCTCAAGAGCCGTGGAGGTTCAGGAAGGCTTGACCCGGAGACTGGAATCCCCAGTTTCCAGGTAGAAGAGCCTCCTATTGAGTTTGCTCCTCCACCTGAGCCTACCCAAGATATGGGTGGGCAGGAATTCACACCTGAAGCATTTGATCTATTTGGTGGCTATGAATTTCAGCCAACCTATGGGTTTGAACCACAGCCATTTACTCCTGCTCAAACCTTTCCAGTGCCAGAAATGCCTAGCCAAATGGTGGCAGTTGGTGGCGTTCCTGCAGAAGCTCAGCAGTTGGCGGCACAACCTGCGGCCAAACCTGCTGCCGCGCCTGCGCCTGCAGCTGGAGGTGGTGACTTCCTGCAGCGCCTAGCAC